ACGAGGTGCCGGAGGGCTGGCTCACCCCCAAGGAAATAGCGGCCAAGCTGGGCAAGGCCACCCCCACGGTGGGTGCCATGCTCTGCCGCGCCGTGGCCGAGGGCCGGTGCGAGCGCAAGACGTTCCGAATAACTTCCGGCAGCGTCACCCGACCCATCCCTCATTACCGACTCAAATGATCCGCCGCGCCCCCACAAAGCGTGTTGCGATTGACGGCAAACCGTGGCGGATCAAGATTCAGCGCCCACCGGCCCGCGTGACCCACGACGGTCTGTGCGTCAAAGACGACCGGACAATCTACATCCACCCCGACGCGATTAGCCACCGCGGCATCGAACTGGCCTGCCACGAACTGATCCACGCCCGCCTCTTCGACTTGGATGAGGAGTGCGTGGACGAGATCGGGCGTCTGGTTAGCGAAGTCTGTGGCTGGCTGGCGCGGCACAACGACGGGGTCATTTCGTGACCTTTGTCCCGCTGCTTATCTGCACGCTCTGCTACGGCTGGACGGCGGTGGGGTTTTACATGCAGGACGACCGCCCCATGTGCGCGGTCTTCGTCGGCTACATGTTCAGCAACTTCGCGTTCGTCTACATCGCGTTGAACGGACGATAATTTGGCGGTGCGGCGTGGAGATGGACACGCGGCCAGACAATGGAGCGTTACAAAATAACACCACAATATGTAACACAGCGGGTGTCGAGTCCCGCCACCGCCCCCTACTCAAGATTCCCGACAGCATACCCCATCGGGGCGCAGATTTTCCTCCGTCTCTGTATCCACTTTTCCGCTATACCCGTTCGGGAACTGCGACAACCTGTCTAAAAATGACAGGTTTTTGTACACGTTGCGGACAACATGTTTAAGGCATCGACACGTTGCTTAAATAAGCGCCGGTCTTGTTAAAGAAAGCGCCGCGAACTTTTTTTGACTAAACCCTTGCGCCAATTCCGTCGCAGCGCAATTCTCGCGAACAGTTAGGCAGACAACTCCTTGTGGAGCCTGTCCAACGCGCATGCCCAAGGCCGACGACCCGCGCTCGCGGATAATCGGTAGCGCCGAGGACACCACAACCAATCAACCCGACGAGATCGGCACGACGCCGGTTTAGTCAAAACCAAAGGAGAAAAACTATGTCTGCTATCAGTCAAATTCCGCAGTATTTCACGACGGAATTCACCAGCAACTGGGAACACCTGCTTCAACAGAAGGTTTCCAAGCTGCGTGAGTTCGTGAGCGTGGAGTCCGTTCGCGGCAAAGAAAAATCGTTCAACCAACTCGCAGCCGTCGAGATGACCAAAATCACCTCACGCGCTTCCGACACCACCATCACCGACGTCGCGCTGGCCAAACGCTGGCTCCGTCCTTACCCGTACGAGCACGCCACACTCTTCGACGAGTGGGACGCCGAGTACTTGGGAGAGGTCAGCCTGCCCCAGTCCGAAACCGTCAGCAATCACGCTATGGCTTACATGCGGACTGCCGACAAAGTCGTCATCGATGCCGCGCTGGGCACCGCCTACACGGGCGAAACCGGCGTGACCCCGACCTCGCTGCCTTCGGGCCAAGAGATCGCCGTCGATTACGTCGAAACCGGCAGCGCCGCTAACTCCGGCCTCACCGTCGCGAAACTTCGCCAAGCGGCCTACCTCCTCACCGAGGCGGAAGTGGACGACAGCGATCCGCGCATCATCGTGGTTGGTGCCAAGCAAATCCAAGATTTGTTGAAGACCACCGAAATCACCAGTGCTGACTTCAACACGGTCAAGGCTCTGGTCAACGGAGAGATCGACACGTTCATGGGCTTTAAGTTCCGCCGCGTGTCTTCCTCGCTGCTTCCCTACGTCTCCGGCACCGGAGTCCGCACTTGCTTCGCCTACGTCCGCTCCGGACTCAAGCTGGCCGATGCCGGTCGCAAGGTTCATGTGGACATCCGCGCCGACAAGTCGCACGCCCTGCAAATCCGCACGGTGGCGAGCCTTGGCGCAACCCGCATGGAAGAGAAGAAAGTCGTGTCGATCTTGGCCGACGAGGTTCTCTAACAACAACAACTAACATAAGGAGAACCTAATCATGGCTACACTCTACACCGCACTGGCCACCGCCCAGAACGACACCACCAACGTCAAGAACCGCGCCGAAGGCAAGGACTTGACCGGCAATGTCGTCTACGCGAAAGGCTCGTTCACAACCACCGCGACCACCGCCGCCGCAGACATCCTGCGCTTGGCCCTTCTTCCGAAGGGTGCAGTTGTCGTTCCTTCCCTCTGTCGTATCGACACCGAGGATCTGGGAACAGACATCAGCGTCAAGGTGGGCGACCTCGACACCACCGCCGATGACGACCGCTACAGCACCGCTGTCAGCCTCGCCACCGCGGGTGCCAAGGACTTCGTTTCCGGCGTGGCCGGAGCGAACCCGCACGCGCTGGCTTCCGAAGCGTGGGTCACCGCGACCATTGTTGACGCTGGCACGATCAGCATCACCAGTGGGCAGGACGTCACGTTCTGGATCGCGTATCGCATGCCGTAAGGCAACTCACACGCCGCTGGCAGACCGGCTTAAATAGTCTGCCCCCTTTTTCACTTTCATGGCCGACGAAACATCCATCTGCAACTTGGCTTTGGCCAAGCTGGGCATCAGCCCGATCATGGCGCTGACCGACGATTCAAAGCAGGCCCAGTTTTGCAACCGTTTCTTCGCCCAGACCCGCGACGAAGTCCTGCAAGGGCATCGCTGGAACTTCGCCATGCGCCGCGCCGCGCTTAACAAGTTGGCCACCGCTCCGCAGAGCGAATGGGAGACCGCCTACCAGTTGCCGGTCGATTGCCTGCGCGTCGTTCAACTCAATGGCTACGAACCCAACGAAAGGCTGGGGGAGTTTAGCGTCGAAGGCGACCAGCTTCTGACCAACGCGGAGGAGGCCAACATCCGGTATGTCGCCCGCGTGGAGGACGGATCGTTTTACCACCCTCTGTTTGTCCATGCGCTGGCCACCATGCTGGCCTCTCGTCTGGCAGGCCCGCTGACCGGAAGCCGCAACATGCCGCAAGAACTGCTGCAAGAATACGAAGCCATCACCGGCCCCAAGGCCCGCATGGCCGACGCCTTTGAGGAGCGTCTCCGGCGCAAGATGCCGTGGACGAACAGCGACCTTGTCGCCGCCCGCTACACCAAGTTTCCGTCCAGTCAATAGGTCATGGCCAACCTATTAGTCACCGCGTTCAACGGAGGCGAACTGTCGCCCTACATGGACGCCCGCACCGACGTCGCCAAATACCGCAGCGGGTGCCGACGTCTGGAGAACATGGTCGTTTTACCCTACGGAGGGGCCTACCGCCGCAGCGGCACCGAGTATCTGGGCGAAGCCAAGTTTTCCAACAAACGCTGCCGCTTGATCCCCTTCAACTTTTCCACGACGACCCGCTTTGTCTTGGAGTTTGGCGACCTTTATTTGCGCGTCTGGGGCAACAACAGCTTGGTCTTGCATCCGGCGGGCAGCGCATGGGTCACCTCGACGGCCTATGCCGTGGGCGACATCGTGACCAACGGCGGCATCACTTACTACTGCGTGACCGCCCACACCAGCGGCACTTTTGCCACCGACTTGGCCGCGGGCCTTTGGTATGCCCAACCGGCCAACGGCGCACTGGAAATCCCCACGCCCTACACCGAGGCGCAACTGCGCGAACTGCAATACGCCCAACTCAACGACATCATGTATCTGGCCCACGGGAGCCACGCCCCGCGCAAGTTGTCCCGCTTGGCCGACAACGACTGGACGCTGACGACCGTCGCCTTCGACTTTCCTCCGGTCTTGGACATGAACACCAGCGCGGTGACCATTGCCTCCAGCGCCGCCTCCGGTGCGGCCACGCTGACGGCCAGCGCCTCGACTTTCGCCGCCGGTCATGTCGGAAGCCAGTGGGCCATCCAGTGGCCGCGCTCCAGCGGCTCACTCACCGAAACCATTGACGCCAACAAGACCTCGACCGGAACCCTTGACATCCAAGGCGACTGGACGATCACCACGGTAGGCACATGGATCGGCACTGTCCGCATTCTCCGCATCCCGCAGAAGGAAATGGACGAGGATGGCGGCAGCGGATTCACCGCCTACGAAGTGGTGCGGGAGTTCAACTCCTTGGGAACGGCCCGCAACTTCACCGCGACCGGCACCGAAACCGAGCGCGTCGGACTGAAGCTGCAAATCCTTAACTACGCCAGCAACACCAACGCCCGCGTCTTTTTGGAATCCACCGACTTCAACTCTGGCGGCACCTTCACCCTCAACAGCGTGGCCAGCGGCACCAGCGCCGGAGCCACCGTCAACAAGTGGCTGGGATCGGTCATCACCGCAACCACCCAGTGGAGCGAGGCCGCGTTTAGCGCCCTGCGCGGTTACCCACGCACCGTCACCTTCCACGAACAGCGCCTGTGCTTTGGCGGCACCAGCCACCAGCCCAACACCGTCTGGTGCAGCAAGGTGGACGACTTTGAAAATTTCCAGTTGGGAACCAAGGAAGACGACGGACTTTCTTTCACTATCGCCAGCAACGAGGGCAACCGCATCAACTGGCTCTTCTCGCAGAAGCAGTTGATCGTCGGCACTTCCGGCGACGAGTGGACAGTGGGCGGGGCCACCGACAGCGAACCCTTTTCCTCAACCAACATCAGCGCCCGTCGGCAGGCCAGCTACGGATCAAAGTATATGCGGGCCGTCCTGCTCAACGACGTCTTGCTCTTTGTCCAGCGCCGCGGACGCAAGGTGCGCGAACTGGTCTACAAATTTGAACAGGATGGCTGGGTCGCGCCGGATCTGACCGTCTTGGCCGAGCATGTCACCCAAGGCGAACTGGTCGAACTGGCCTTCCAACAGCAGCCCGACGCCGTCCTGTGGGCCGTGCGCGGCGACGGGCAACTGATCGGCATGTCTTACGAGCGCGACCAAGAGGTCGTCGCATGGCACCGCCACATCACCGACGGAGCCTTTGAAAGCGCGGCCACCGTCTACGGGCTGGGCAGCGACGACGACGAGGTCTGGTTTGCCGTGCGGCGCACCATCAACGGCCAGACCAAACGCTACATCGAACGCTTCAAGCCCGATTTCCGCGCCCAGTTTGATGCCGAGGACAAGGAGAACTGGTGGTATCTGGACTGCGCGGCCCGCTACGACGGGACACCGGCCCAAGTCATCACCGGATTGTCCTATTTGGAGGGCAAGACGGTGGGCATCTTGGCCGACGGGGCCGTCCAGCCGAGCAAGACGGTCGTCTCCGGCGAGATCACCTTGGACAAAGCGGCCAGCAAGGTGCTGGTGGGACTGCCCTTTACCAGCCTGCTCCAGCCGATGAAGCTCGACTACGACATGCAGGACGGGCCGACCCGCGGACGCAAAAAGCGCCTCAACCGCGTGGAAGTGTCGCTTTTCAAGTCCTTGGGCGGGCAGGCCAGCACCGACGGCAGCGAATGGCTCTGGATGTATCCCCGCGACTTCGACGACCCGATGGACGCCAGCCCGCCGCCCTTCTCCGGCGAAACCGAGGTCGTCTTGGCAGGCAACTACTCCGAGGACGCTGACCTCTACCTCCGGCAAACCCTGCCCTACCCACTGACCGTCCGCGCCCTTGTCGCAAAGCTCGACGCCTTCGGGGATTGACATTAGTGTGATTTGACTAAACCCATGAGCAACGCCGCCGTCCAACTCCGCATGTTCGATCCGTCCAAGGACTATGACATGGTCTGCGCGTGGTGGACGGGCCACGGGTGGAATCCGGTGCCGCAAACCTTTTTGCCCAAGCTGGGTGTCATTGCCTACTGGGCCGAGGGCGAGAAGACCGAGGACACCGCGGCGGCATGGCTCTACATGGACAATTCGTCGCCGGTCTGCTGGCTGGAATACATGGTCAGCAACCCCGAAGCCAACGCGGGACGCGCCGTCAAAGCCCTGCGCCACTTGGATTCGTTTCTAACCGGCGAGGCCAAGGCCACCGGCTACCACGCCATGATGACGACATGCAGGCAGGATTCTCTGGTCAAGTTCCACCAGAAGAACGGGTTCACCAAGACCGACGAGGACGTCACCCACCTCGTCAAAATTTTGAACTGATATGGCTGGCGCAACCGCAACTGTCTTGGCCGGTGTGGCCATCGCTGGAAGCCTTGCCAGCGCAGGGATGTCTTACTACGGACAGCAGCAGCAGGCCGCGTCCGCGCAGCGTCTGGCCAACTACAACTACCAAGTGCAACTGCAACAAATGCAGATGCAGTCGCAGATGCAGAAGATTGCTGCCGAGCAGCAATACGCCGCGGGCATGCAGAACGCCAAGATGATGGAGAACGAGGGTCTGCGCGTGGAGCAAGAGGCCCGCGAACGCGCCCGCCGCATGCGGGCCGAAAACGAGAAACTCTTGGGCGCACAACGCGCCCGCTTCGGCAAGGCGGGCGTGACCAGCGAAGGCTCGCCCTTGGCCGTTATGGCCGAAAGCGCGGGCCTCATGGAACTGGCCGTGTCCGACGAGATGTATAAGGCCAACCTTGAGCGCAGCGCCTTCTACCGCAAAGCCGAGGTCGAAAAGTGGCAGGCCGGATACTCTTTGGTCGATAAAGCCGCCGCCGACTACAACGCGGCCACTGCCGCCTTCCGCGCCCGCCCAATCCTTTTGGAAGGCCAGAACACGGCCAACGCCCTGCGTGTCAATTCGTATGGATCGCTCATTTCCGGCGTCACGCAGGCGGGCAGCATCGGGTCGCAATACAACTGGAAGGGACGCTGATCATGGCCAACATCCCGCTCGTCCAAATCCCCAACGCTCCCGCGACCGGATCGACCGCCGTGCCGCTGCCGGTAGGTGCCATCCGCACGCCCGACGTCGAACTGATGGGCATGATCGACGACGCCAGCTACATGGCCGTGGGTCGCGCCTACGAGAACCTTGGCAACGCCGGTCAGCAAGCGGCCAATGTGCTGGGCGACTTTTCGCTGTCAATGGCCCGCGCCAGCGACGAGGCCAACCTTGCCGCCGCCGACCGGATCAAAACGGACATGGTTTCCAAGTTCGACGTCGAGGTTGCCACCAAGCCGGAGAGCGAGTGGAACGCGATTTGGGAAAACAACTACGCGCCCAAGCTGCGCGACCAAGTGTCGTCCCTCAAGATGACCACCCGCGACGGACTCAACCGGCGCGACACTTGGCTGGCCAACACCGAGAACGGGATCAAGGCGCAAGTGTTTACCAGCGCCAACAAGGCTATCGTCCAGCGCGGCAAGCAAGAGATCACCAACTACATTGACCGCGCTATGGGTGAAGGCCGCTACGAGGACGCGATGGCCGGATACAAGCGCGGGGCTACCGCGGGCTTTTGGACGCCAGAGGACGCCGAGGCGGGTATGATCAAGATCGAGCGCGAACAAAAATGGGAAACGACCTCCGCGCTTATCCAGACCAACCCCCGCGAAAGCGTGCGCGACTTGGAGCAGTCTGTTTTCAACGGCACCGACAGCAAATTGTTTGGCAACCTCAAGACGCCGAGCGAGCGGGCCAAGGCGCTCAACATGGCTTACGGATCGCTCAAGACGCAAGAAGCGTCCTACGTTCGCGATGCCGTTACCCAAATTCACGACGGGACAATTAGCAGCCGCGAACAGATCGATGAACTCAAAGGTATTTTGGGAGCGGAGGATTTAAGCACTCTTTACGGTGTGCTTGAGGCAACGCCGGAGCAACAGGCCCGCCGCCTCAAAATGGCACCGGCCATCCACAACATGATCCAGTCCTACGACCCGCAGGAGGACGTATACGGTGATCAAGCCATCGCCGTGCGAAAGGAAATTAAGGAGTTGCCAGAGGGCTACCAGCGCGACTACCTCGACCAACTCAACGAAAAGATCCGCAACAACAAGCCGGTCGAGGCCACCGCCATCGCCCTTATCCAATCGCAAGCCCAAAAAGATTTTGCAGGCGGTGCTTACGGAAAATGGAAGGAGGACAAGGACACCAAGCTGCCGACCAACGAAGCCGAGAAAGCCAAGCGCGATGCGGCCATGCAGCAATACAGCCGCGAGATAAGTGAGTTCAACCGCTGGGCCAAGCGCAACCCCGACGCGACCGACGAAGATTCCTACAAGGAAATTAATCGCATCCGGCAAAAGAATTACGAGATCGACAAAGCAATGGGTCGCGAAACTTTGCGCCCGCCAAAGATGACAACGCCCGACCCGCGGGAAGTGCAGCGCAAGGCGCGGGACATCCGCAGCCAGCCGCAGGCCAGCGCCGACGGGCGCTACATCGAAGGCAACATTGGCCCCACCTCGACCGGCGCTCATTTTGACATTAAACGCTCCGACCGCGGTTTCTGGGATCGCAACACGCTCGACTCTTATGTGCTGGTCAACGGCGAGCCGCTTTCCAGCGGCAAGACGGTGGATGGCGGGCGTTTTGGCGCGTCCCGCAGCTACGGAGCGCACCGCGGTTGGGATTTTGCTTTTGGCGGCAGGGGCGTTCTCACGCTGACCAATGGTGCCGTCTGGCTGGGGTCAAGCTCCACCAAGCACGGCGACAAGGCCCGCTTCCGCACGCCGGACGGTGCGGTCTACGAAATCCTCCACGGCAAATTTGAACCGGCGTAATGGCCACCATCCTCGACGAAGCACAACAGCGCAGCCGCGGAGTTCCACCCCGCGGTCGAAGCGCGGCTATGCAGGGCTTTGACATGGCTATCGACGACGCCACGGCGACCGACTTCTACAACCGGATCGACACGACCGAAGGCATGGAGCGCGACATCCTTGCCACCCAACTGGAGAACTGGGCCAGCCGCAAGATTGGCGAGGGTCAGATAACGACCGAAAAAGAACACGACCTCATCTACACCGACCTCGACGCATGGTGGGACGAGCGGGGCGGCGACCAAGTCGAGCAGGACGTCAAATTCGGAGCGGCCAACCGCAAGTTCATTGCCGACCAATTTGGCCAGACGGCCAGCGAGCAGGCTGACTATTACGAAAGCTACCGCGACCAATGGTTCAGCCAAGCCTTCGGCAAAAAGCCGACCAGCGAGAGCGAAGCCTACAAGATGATCGGGGGGTCGATCCAGTCCCGCAAGCAGGCCGAGCAAGCCTACGATCTCATCGCCGGAGACGTTGCCCTTTCTCTTTTCGACCAAGTCAACAAAGGCACGCCGGTAGACATCCCGACCTTGATGACCAAGTGGAAAGAGGAGAACGCCGAGATCCTCGACGCTTTGCCGGACAACTGGGAGGCCAACACGCTCAAGGCCGCGGAACAATACTACGTCGAAAACGAGCAGATGCTGCGCGACCACGGCGACGTCTTGCAGCGGCTCTACGCCAATATCATCAACGTCACCGGACGCAAGGTCGAGGGAGCGCCGGAGGATGACGTCAAGACGGTCGAAGACCTCAACGCTATCATTGACGGGCTGGGCGAACTGCCCAAGGAAGTGCGCGACCGTGGCTACGCCGCCATCTTCATGGCCGCAAAGCGCCAAGGAATGGACGACAAGGGCTTCTGGGAAATGGCCGCGGAGGCGTGGCCGCGCTCGCTCAACATGGTCCGCACCACCGCTCTGGTCGCGCAGGAAACCGACGCCGAGGCCAAGGTTGCTCTCCTGCAAGGCGAAGGCCCGCTTTTCCGCAACAAAAACACCGGCCAACTGACCCGCGCCACCGGCACCGCTTTCAGCCCGCAGGACTTTGAGGAGGTCAGCACCGACGACCGCGCAACCCTGCTCCAGCAGGCCGAGCGCGAACTGCAACGCTTCAACGTCGTCCGCGAACTGCGCGACTTGGCCGACAACCGCTTTGACCCGATCAAGAGCAACGCCACCGGCCCGCTCAAGTTCGCGCAGGATATTGCCCTCTTGGGGCCACAATCGCTGGCCTTCACCGGAGTCGCCGCAATCCCCGTTGTTGGCCCCGTTTTGACCGGCGCGGCCATCTACGCCGACGAATACAACCAACTCCGTCTGGAGGGCTTCACGCCCTCGCAATCACGCACCTTGGCCGCGGTTAGCGCCCCGCTCCAGACCGCCGCGGAGGTCTTCGGTGCCAAGCTCGTTTTCGGTCGCTACAAGTGGTATCGGGAGACGATCCAGAAGCTGGTCAATCCGGCGCGGTTTGCCCGCACCACGCAAGGCGCGGTCAGCTTTTTCGGCAAGGTGGTGGGCGAGAGCATCACCGAGGGAACACAGGATCTGACCACACCTCTGGTCAAAGACGTCGCCGCCGCTTTGAGCGACGAGTTCCCCGACGTCAACTGGGAAGAGACGCTGACCCAGTGGAAAGACAGTCGTTTGGAGGTCTTGGCCGCGACCCTCATGCCGGTCATCGGCGGTCACATGGTCGAGACGTTTGCCGACGGCGAACGCTTTGCCAGCGCCGAGCGCCGCCAGAAGATGATGTACGATCCGACCGGCATCAACGAGCAGGAGCGCCGATACATCGAAGACGGCACCACGCCGGAAGAGCGCCGCAACCGCTACGTCGAGACGCTCAAGCAGATGCCACCGGAGCGCGTGCAAGCAGCCAAGGATCGCATAGCCGAGCAGTCTCGCGCCGCAGCGACCAACCAAGAAGACGCCGCCATGCCCACGATGGAGACGCAAAAGGACACCGCCGGTCGCATGACCTACATCGTGCGCGACGAGAAGGGCGTCGAGCGTTACCGCACCACCAGCCAAGAGGCCGCAGAGGATGCCTACCGCATGGCGGTGATGAAATCGACCGCGGCGCAATTCAGCGCCGACCGCATCGCCACGAAGGAACTGATCGACTGGTGGACGCAACAAGACCCCAACAACGTCGTCCGGTTGGAAGGCTCCCGCACCGCCCAGCAGGAACTGGAGCGCCTGCAAGGACTGGGCGACACCGCAGGCATCGAAACCCTGCACCGCCGCATCGCCCAAGACCCGCGCACCGCGGGGCAAGACTACAGCACGCTTACGATCCTTGGCACCGCCAGCATCGAAACCGTGGCCGAGGGCGTCTTCCGCGGCGTCATCGCGCTCAACGAATCCTCGCGCCCGAAGGACGCCTTGGAGGAGATCAACCACGTTTTCGTCCGGCGGGCCGTCGCCCAAGGCAGCGTCAACGAGCAGCAACTGCGCGACTGGCTCACTGCCACCGAGGCCATCACCGGAGAAACCTACGCCAAGGACAACTTTGACGACATCATCGAATCGCTCGCCATTGTGGCCGAAGCCTACGTCAGCCAGCGTATCGACCAGAACGCCGAGTCCCAGCTACCGGCCAGCTTTGTCGATTACCTCAAGCGCCTCGTCCAAGTTCTCAAGGAGGTCATGGCCCGCGGCTTGGCGCTCCGCAAGGGATTTGCCGACGGGACGCTGGGGCAGGACTACGAGCAATTCCTTGCCGAGTCCGTCGGACTGGCCGACCAAACCATCGTAGACCGCTCCCGCGAAAAGACCGCGCAGGAGGTTGCGCCGGATGGACGCGGTGCCGACGGATTAACCGACGACGAGCGATTCGCCTTGGAGCAGGAACTGCAAGCCGAGATGGAGCGTGATGCCGCGGAGGCCGCGGGCGAGGGCGGCATTGATATTCTCGACGCCGTGCGCGAGGCGGGCGGTTTGCCAGCCAAAACCAGCAGCAAGGTCTACCAATACTCCGGTGAGTTGCAACGTATCCGCGAAGCATCCAAGGGCGGCAATGCCATTGGCGTCAAAGGCGTCTTCAACTTGTTCCGCAAAAACGCGCCCGACCTCGACGCGCTGATCAAAGACTTGCAGACGATGGGATTCAACCAGATCACCACGCCGTCTGATCTATTCGACATGGTCGAGCGCCGTATTTTGACCGGTCGCCCGATCTACGGCTACGAAGCGGCAGCGACGGCGCGGGCGGTTGAAAATTATTCGATCAGTCTTGTCGGCCAATATGTAAAAGCGAAACGCGCCATCGAAGACAGTCCGCTTGCGGATGAGGACGCTTCGGTCAAGCGCGGGGCCATTGGCTACGTTGACGATTACGATTCTGTGGAGAATTTGCTCTACGTCGATTTTGGAAACGGCGCGATTGCCGTTGACCCCGCGGAGGTTTCAGTTGCCGCTCGTCAAAACTACTCCATCGCCATCACCCCCCAACAAGACGCCGACTACCTCGCAGCAGTCGAGCGCGGCGACATGGAGACGGCGCAGCGAATGGTGGATGAGGCGGCGCGTAGAGCAGGCTTTGACATTGGGCCGGTCTGGCATGGAGGCGCTGACGGCTTTGACGTATTCGATTGGAGATTCATCGGCGCACAGGGCAACACGGAGGGCAAAGGATTTTATTTTAGCAACGACAGGGATCTTGCCGCTGGATACGCCGAAAGGCATGGAGGCCGCTTGCTCCGCGTTTATCTTCGTTCCGGCAAACCTATCGACGGAAAAAAGCAAACTATCTCCGAGGCAACATGGCGGCGCATTTTGCGGATTGTTCACCAACGCAGTGAACAGAGCGACGATTACAATAGCCCGCTGTGGAACTACGCCGATATCTCCGTTGATGGTCTGACCAGCGCGATTGAAGAGACGGCTCGCATACTTACTGAATCATCCGAATCCGACGTCGATACCATTGCCGGTTTTGTCAACGGAGGCGCTGATCCCGAAATTACTTACGATGCCATTTACGAAATCACCGGCAAAACCGGCATTGTAGAAAGCGAAGCGTGGGGCCGCGCCGGTCACGAAGTCTACGTCGCTACAAGTGCCAACCATGTCAAACTGGCCGACCCAGTCACCTACGACTCCCAAGGCAACGTCATCCCGCTCTCGCAGCGTTTTGATGCAACGACGCCGAATATCAACTACTCCATCGCATCCAGCGACAATCCGCTTGTCCAGCAGGCCGAAGCGGAAGCAGAGAAAAACGTCGAAGAATTAAGCGGCAAGCAGCGAGAGCGCCAAGCCCGCGTTGCCATCCGCGCCAATTATGTCGGAGAAGACGGCCTCTTCGATCTCAAGCGGGCGCAAGACTACTACCGCGAGCAGCAGGCCATTGTCCGCGAGCAGCAAGCAACCGCGCCTGTAGGCGAGTGGTATGCCGACAAAGAAGTCGCTTACGCGGCCTACAAAAGCGTGCGGCAAATCCAGCGCGATTTGGACGAGTATCGCAACTACACCAACGAAACCGGAAAAACCGATCTGTATCTCACCGAGCAACCCGACCCAGTTATTACGCAAGACGTTCTCGACGAGCGCAAGGGACGACTCCCGAAACATAAAGCCGAAGTGCAACCGAGGATGGAGGCGCTAACGGGCAAACTTTCCGAAGACACCTTCCTTGTCAGTATTGAAAACGGCAAGGGCAAACAAGCTGGCCGCGCCACTGTAAGAATTTCGCCGGATTACGAAAACACTTTATACGTCAATGAAACCGAAGTGTATGTGGAGTTTCGCAACAAAGGTTTTGGGGAAGCGTTGTATCGTGAAATTGCCAAGTTCGCCCAGTCCCGCGGGCTGACCGAGATTCGCAGCGACCAAGTCAGTCCCGCCGCGGCCAGAGTTCGCTTCAAGCTGTTTTCCGAAAAAGAAGCACCCGACTATTTCCCTTACGACTACCGAGACAAGACACGCGACGCGACCACCGGCCCACCCATGATTAGCATGGTCGATCTGGCGGCATCCTACTCCATCTCCACCCAGTCCGAAATCGACCGCGTCGGCGCGGCGTTGAACCGGCTCGACCGCGACCCTCTGGAGCGCGTCAAAATCTACGAGAAGGCGCAGGAGAAGTTCCTCCGCGTCATGGCCGACAACCGCGAGATGCTCGCCGGTATGCAGGACGGCGACCTCGCGCAGATGCGCCGCACGCAAATCTTGCAAGCCTTGGGCGAACTCGACGGCATTATTTCGGTGCTGCCGCCGGAAGTCCGCAGCAAGATCGGCGGCTACACGCAACTGGCCAAGGTCGATCCGATGGACGTCTTCAAGGGCGACCAGAAGGTCAGCGAAGTCCGCGGTATGTCTGGTGCCATCATTTCCGCGTGGATGCGCGAGGGTTTGAACATTGGCGAGGCGCAAAAGAAAACCGAACTGCCCGCCGGTTACCGCGCCGAGCGCAACCTCGACCCGACCCGCGCCGACCGCGCCATTGCCGACGTCTTTATCCAACGCATCAACCGGATCAACGAGGCGCTGGAGAAGTTCCTGCGCGACGAATACAACACCGCCGCGGTCGAACTCTTCAAGCGGGCCAAGCCGCAGCGCAGCGGGGCAGGGGAGAAGCCCAAGGGCAAGCTGGGCGCGGACGTCCACGATCTGTTCGACAAACTCAAGGAGGCCACCGAGTGGAGCGCCGAAGAGGCGCAGGCATGGGCCGACGGCCAGTGGGCGCGGATCGAATCCGGCGAACTCAACCCCTACGAGGAAACGCACGCCATGATGGCCGCGCAGATGGTGCCGCTCTTTGCCGACTGGGCCAACGCCGACAGCAGCCAACGCGCAGCCGCGGTCACGATGGGCAAGGACGTCCTCAACCGCGCCTACAAGGGCGAGCAGCAGCGCATCATCGCCCAGCGCACCAAGCGGGGCTACGACCGCACCGATTTGTCCAAAGACGCCGGAGTATCCGCAGAGGACGACAAGGCCCGCCAAGACGCTCTAAAGCGCGAGAATAGCCTGCCATCGAAGTGGGAGAGCGCCATGCTCAACCTCCTCAACTTTGACCAAGTCCTGCGCTACGTTTTTGGCAACGACAGCAAGATCGCCCGCCAGATCAGCGACCGGCAACGCAAGGCCGACAATGCCAAGAGCGACGACATTGCCGCGCTTTCCGACGAGTGGGCCGCATTCCTTTCCGAACTGGGCGGCGGCGAGATGCAGGGGCAGCAGTTGCTTTTTGAACTCTCGCGGATGGACGAGGAGATCGACGGAGTCTCCTACAGCCAGAACCAACTCATCGCCATCAGCATGATGTGGATGCAGCCGAAGGGTCGCCAGCACATGGAGGGATTCCTCGACAGCGACGGCCAACCCGCGGGCAAGTGGCACTACAACCAAGACTTCGTCAACAAAGCCGAGAAGCTCCTGCGCGGTGAGGCCAAGGCCATCCGGCAATACCTCCTCGACAAATACGACGCGGAATACGAGGCCATCAACAAAGTCTACCGCAAGGTCTACGGACTCAATCTCCCGAAAAACCAGTTCTACTCGCCGCTCGTCGTCGAGAGCATCCGCGCACCCGCGCAGGCGGGCATCGATCCGGTGACCGGCGGCGTCTTTGCCGCTGGGGCCAACTCGCCCAGCGCCCTCCGTTCCCGCGGCGGGGCCATCGCCCAGCCGGTCTTCCGCGATGCGGTGCAGACCTACTTCGGCCACATGCTCCAGATGGCGCACTGGAAAGCCTACGCCGAGTTCAACGGCGAAGTCTCCGCACTCTTGGGCCACCGCGACACACGCAACGTGGTCAAGGGCAAGGCCGGTGAGCAGGCCGCGACGGTGATGAACAACTGGCTGCAATACTTCCAGCAGGGCGGCAACAAGGACGCGGCGAACCATCTGGCCATCAATCAGATGATCAACCGGATGACCGGCAACTTTGCCACGATGGCGCTTTTCGGGCGCATCTCGACCTTGGCCTTGCAAGTCACCCAGCTTGGCGCGGCGTCGGCCAAGATGCCGGTAGGTGCTTACCTTTCGCGCTTTGGCAAACTCATGTCTGGTCGCTTGGGATGGAAGACCGCGCTCGACAGCGCCTACATCCAGCGCCGGATCAAAGACATGCCGCCCGCGGTCGCCTTGGCCATGCAGGGGCTACGCTCCGAAAAGCCGAACGCTATCCGCGAAGCCGCCCGCCGGATCGGGTCGCTCATCAGCGGGTTTGACGGATTCTTTACCGCAGGAACCTACGCCATCGTCTACGACTACCAAATGACCCAAGCCCGCCGGAACGGCATGGGCGGGCAGGAGGCCGCGGACTACGCCCGCGAGGCCACCGAACGCATCGTGGACGAGATCGCCCAGCCGACCAGAGCCGGTGCGCGGTCGATCTTTGAGATCAACAGCACCAACCCCGTGGCGCGTGCCGTGTGGGCGTTCAGCAGCGAGGCGCGGAAAAACTTGGGACTGGGCCTCTACGCCGGAGCCAAGGGCAGCGGGAAGGATCTGGGCAAAGCGGTCTTCTACGTCCTCGTCTTGAACGGGCTTGTCGGCACCATCATCCGCAACGCCTTCCGCGACCTCCGCGATGACGACGACGAGGAGACTTTTGACGAGAAGAACTGGGGCTGGAACAGGATGGCCGCGATGCTCATCAGCGACCCGCTCTACGGATTCCCCGTGGTGGGCGAGGCCGTCGAGAGCGCCATCTTTAACGCCTTCGGAGTCTACACGCCGACCGGCCCGCTGTTCGACGTCGCGCCCGCGGTGCCAGCGGTAAAGCGTTTGGCCTACGATTACCCAATGGGCGAGCAGGAAGCCGAGTTCCGCGACATCGTCCGCGACGTCAACCGCATCCTGTCCACCGCTGGACTTTTCAACAACACCATCGCCGGAGCCGCCGCCATCAGCAACTTGGTCAAGGACACCGTCGAAGTAGGCGACAACGTCCTCAACCGCGACGAATAAACTATTGCGCCACCATGACCACGAAGGTTTAGTCAAAGCACTACTATGGCCGTCCAGTCCGATACTTCACGAATTCAATACGCAGGCAATAACTCGACCTCGACGAGTTACGCCGTGCCGTTTGTGTTCCTTGAAAACGGCCACCTTCAAGCCATCGCCCGCACCTCCGCGGGCGTCGAGAGCGTCGTCACGCTGACCAATCATACCGGAGCCGGTAACGTCAACGGCGGCACCGTCCGCACCTCCGTCGCCATCCCCGCGACCAGCACGCTCACCATCTACCGCGAAGTGCCAGCAACCCAGACGACGACCTATGCTGAAGGCGGCGACTTCCCCGCGGCCAGCCACGAACGTGCGCTCGACAAGCTGACCCAGATTTCCCAGCAAAACGCCCGCAAACTTGGCAGCGCCCTCCGGCTTTCGGAGGCCAACCAGATCGGAGAACTCAACCCGCCGCTTACCAACCAGCAGCACATTCTCTCCAGCGTCGGCGGTGCGGCTCCGTCATGGCAGGCACTGCCGTCTTTGTCCATCGGCCCTGTCATTGCGACCGGATCCACCACCGCCCGCAGCGTCCAAGACCGCGCTGCTGATGTCGTCAACGTCAAGGATTTCGGTGCGGTCGGCAACGGCGTGGCAGACGACACTATCCCGTTCAATTCAGCAATCACGGCAGCACAAGCACAGGGCAAGGTGTTGGTTGTTCCAAAAGGAACATATTTGTTGAGCACCGAGCCAACTATAAGCAACACACTGTTTTTGCAGATTGATGGTCAAGCTGTCTTTGTAGGCGCTGGCGCTGTTGGCTTTGCCAAATTTCCGCACGCCGTGACAAACGTCGGCAACACTCTTGTCGGCCCGTATATTTACTCGCGCTCAAATCAAGATCCATACGCTATCGCGGTAAACCCGCCAACTGATCCGGTTGCGGCAGGCGCAATCAACGCCTTCACCGCGGAAATTGAACACCTCAACGATCCGGCAGGATTCCCAATTACGTTTACCGGCACACTTACCAACGGCAGTAATATCGTGACCAGCGTGTCGTCGATTTCTGGCCTGCGTCTCTATCAACCCGTTACAGCATCGATTGCCGGTTTGCCAACTGGCATTGGCGCGGCCCAAACACGCATCGCTGCGATTGGATCTAACACTATCACGTTGGACAAAACTTTCACCGGAAGCACAACGTCTGGAGTTACGCTGACCGCCGCCTACTGGAATCAGAAAGTTGCCATTTACGCGGGGGCAAACAATTTCAGTCCATCTGACGACGTCAATATTTGGGCGCTCAACACTCTTGTCGAATCAAAAGCCGGATCAAAGGGAACGTGTTTTGCTGCCGAATTTGACGTTATTTCGGATTCACTGAACGCAATTACAAAAGGTGTACTAATCAGTGGGCATGGTTTAGAGCAAGCGGATGTCGCGCTGGAAGTTGATAGATTGAGTAATACTTGGTTTTACGGAGCAGCCTTCAAAAAGTGTATCAATGCCATAAGTATTGATACCTCTGGACTTTCAAGAGGCATCGTTTTTAACAATTCGGTGACATTTAACAACTCTTGCATCAGCGGCAAGCAGTTAGCTAACAACACCGATGTCATTGTTTTTCAAAGAAACACAGACGTTTCTCCGACTGGAAACTTTTTGCGATTTATCAACGGATCAAACAGCGCGGAAATTGCCAACATTGATGTGGCCGGAAACTTTGGGTCAGTAGGATTTGTCAAAGCCACAACCGGTTTTTTCACCGATGGTGGTTATCTGCGCGTCACTAATGCCGCCAATACCTCCATCTTGTTTGAGGCTACGACAAGCTCTTTGAAAATTCCTGTTTCGTATGCGGCTGGCACCGCGAAAACATACGCCGGAACAGTGGCCGTGCAAGACATTAACGGCAACACGATTTATTTAATGGTTGCCCAGTAAATCACATGACACCGAAAGAGAAACAACTACTAAAAGAAATAATCGAACTTAAAATGATCATACTGCAAATGCAATATGCTCAACTGATGCAAGAGGAGGAAACACCACATGGCACTACAACTAACGCTGACAACTGAAAACGGAATTACGCTGGAAGACGCTTACATAAAAGTCACCAGCGTTTTCATTCAACCAAAAGAAAGGATGCAGATTCTTGTGTCGACGTTTGCTGACAAGGATCAAGCATTGCCTGTCTGCCAAGAAGCAGAGCGCATTGCGTATGATCACACTGCGTCTAATCCGCTGCAACAGGCATACGAATACTTAAAGACAACGGACAAGTATAAATTCGCCGCTGATTGCTGATGATCTTGGAACTGAAGACATCCGCAGCCATGCTGACCGCCGGAACCTTTGGCGTGTTTGCTACCGCCACGCCAGTCATGGAGTCCTTCGGCTGGCTTCGCACTGTGGCGGAACTGGGCAGCTTTGGACTGGTCGCCTTTAGCGCGATCATGCTGCTGGTCAAGGTCGCTCCGGCTTTCATTAACCACTTGGACAAGGCGCGTGATTCTTTCCTCGTCGAACTTGGCAAGGAGCGCGAGCAGCGCCACGCGAACGCGGAGAAACTCAACCAGTCGCTGCACCAGATCGATCAATCGATCCGCGACGTCCATCACACTTTGAAAGGGGTCAAGTAAATGAGCGTCAAAATTCAAGACTGGAACAAGATTGCCTCCAACGTCGTCCTTGTCGCGCAGGGGCCGGATGGCAAGCCTGCGCTGCTCGCGGAGAACAAGCCCGCCTACGACTACCGCGCCTTCACTTGGACTGGCACTAACTGCACGCAGATCGTCTATAAACAAGGCGGTGCGTCCGGCGCGACGGTGCTGACCGAAAACTTTACCTACGACGGCGACGGCAATGTGCTGACCCAGACACTGGTCTACCCGTAACATGCCTTGGAAATACAACCCGTTCACTGACGCGCTCGACCAGACTGGCTCCGGCGGCGGGACGAGCTATATCGATGGCGACGTCGAGTATCACAGCAACCTTCCGGTGACGGTTGGATCGCCCGCGGTGAACAGCGCCTTCCTTGTCCGCAAAGGCGAGGGGGTATATTTCATCTCGCGCAAGCCTGCCGGAATCTGGGTGCGTGAACTGAACAACGGCAATCTGGACGACTGGAAGTATGCCGGAACTTTCAGTGATTTGTATCGAGACGCCAATTTTCGCATCCTAAACAATGCGGATGTCAGCAAGGAACTGGCGTTTGATTTGGCCAGCATCACCACCGGCACGACCCGCACGCTGACCATCGCCAACCGCTCCGGCACCAACGTCGTCAGCGACACCTCCGCAGGCAGCGGCAGCGATGTGGTCAACAACATCGTGAGCCTCACCACCGCCGAATACAACGCCATCGGAAGTCCCGACGCGGCCACGCTCTTCCTCATCACCGATCCGTAAGCCATGGCCCTCCTGCAAAAAGCCTATCTCGGTGCCACGCCGCTCTTCCGCAACGTCGATTGGTTTGAGGACGCTTATACGTTTGTGCAATCCAGCGCCGAAGTTTCGCTCACTGCCAACACTTCCGCGCACACCAAGGGTTCGTATTCCGAGTTTATCGCCTCCACTTCCGCCAATGCGGGTCTGTTGGTGCTTATGGTGCAAGACATCAGCACCGCAGCCACCAACACGGCCACACTCATCGACGTTGCCACGGGTGCCAGCGGTTCAGAAACCGACATTATTGGCAACCTCGCCGTGGGTGGCGCTCTTACCACCGCTGGCCCAATAGGCGTTGCCGTTTCTATTCCGTTTCAAGTCCCCAGCGGCACGCGACTGTCTGCCCGCATTCAGTCTGTGGTCGCGGGCGGCAAAACAGCAACCGCACAAGTCTTCCTCTTTGATGTGGGCGGCGATTACGCAACTGCGCCGACCAGCGTTGATGTCATCACCGGAGACACCGCAACGAGCCAAGGCATCAGCTTTAGCGGCTCCAGCGGCACATGGGTTCAAGCCATTGCCTCCACCTCCCGCGCCTATCGCGCCGTGGCCATCGTGCCATCCACGCACAACAGCGCCATCAATACGATTGGCCCACAACTGGAGCTTGGCGTTGGCGCGTCAGGAAGCGAACAAGTGTTTGGATTAAGTGCTGCTTCTTATAGCAACAACGAAACCGTGCAGTCCTCGCCTCCGTATCTGTCGCTTTTCGGACGCAACATCCCCGCAGGCTCCCGCCTCGCCGTGAAGCACAACATCGCCGCCCAACCCGACCGCTACGGCTTCACCCTCATCGGCATCCCATAACATGCAAAACTGGCACCTCCTTTATAACACCACGACCGGCCAATCCGTCAGCATCGGCACCGTCATCGCCGATCCGCTTCCGGCGGGCATCACCGCGCTCCCGCTCACCGACGCCGAAGGCGAAGGACTACAAAACGGATCGCTCGTTTGGGACGCCGACAGCCGCACGCTTATCCCTACGCCGCCGCCCGCTGTCACCGCCGCCGAATGGGTCGAGCAGCACCTTACCAGCACGCAACTTCACGCGCTGTCCGATCTTCGCTTGTCGCTTGTGCTGGCGGGTAAACCTCTTGGGCCGCTGATGCAATCCCTGCGCGATTGGACTTCGCAGTTGATCGTGGCATCGGCGGTTGATCCTTCGCCGCGGAACGATTGGCCTGCTGCACCTTGTTCCTACGAAGCCGCGAGTGCCGAAGCCATCGCCGCATTGGCCTCAAACCCTTGACCCCCATCCGGCACGCCGGTTTAGTCAAAACATGCGCCTCTTTCTAATCATCGCCGCTTTGACGCTGACAGGCTGCGCGAATCTTTCCGAAGTCCGGCTTGGCTGGGACTTCGCCAAAAACACCTTGCACGTTTCTGTGCCACTTCAAAAACCAACCTCGTCCAAATAACATGATCGACTACATCCTCGCCCGACTCAAAGAACCTTCCACCTACGCCGGAGCGGCCACCTTGCTGGCCCTCGTCGGCTGGAAACTTTCGCCGGAGTTGATGGGCGCGATTGCCTCCGCTGGCATCGCCGTCATCGCTCTCGTCGAAATCGTTCGCCGCGAAAAGAAGTGAGCAACGAACAAAAGTTCCAGCGGGATCTCGACCGCTGGGGCGTGAAGCATTTTGCGGCCAAGGAGTTTTTCTACCGCGGAGCCAGCGACGAGAAACTCAACCTTAACACCGACCCTCCGGCGGCACTGTGGCCGAACATGGAGCGCACCGCCAAGGTGCTGGACGAGGCCCGCAAGCGTCTGGGCGCGTCGATCCGCATTACCAGCGCCTATCGGTCACCGGCTTACAACAAGCGCATCGGCGGCGTGAGCAACTCGACGCATGTGCGCTTCAACGCGACCGATCTGGTGACGGCGCAACCGGCCTCGCTTTACCTCGTCCTGCTCGACCTCCGGCGCGAGGGCATGTTCAAGGGCGGGTTGGGGCTTTATCGCTCGTTCGTCCATCTGGACACCCGCGGCACCAACGCTACTTGGCGAGGGTAGCGAGCGACTCCAGCGCCTTGGCCATCGTTTCGATGCTGGCGTGGGTGTAGTTGTTGGACACCTTGGTCGAGTCATGGTCGCAGATTAGCTGTCGGACGCGCTGATCGACACCGGCATCCACGAGCATGCTGTTGGTGGTGTGACGCCATGAGTGGAAGGTTTTGTCCGTAATCCCGCGGCCTTCGCCCTTCTTTTTGGTCTTCACGCGCTGGATACCGGCGGCGTCGAGCAGGCGGGAGAAGTGCCGCGAGGCAACGGTGATGCTCATGGCGTCGAGCGTGGGCGTGATCTTGCCGCGGCCCCGCAGCTTGTTTAGCTCCCCGACCAGCGGCACTGCGACAACCTTGCCGCGACGGCTTTTCTTTTCTGGCATGAACCGGAGGACGCCGCTTTCTATTTCCTCGTAGCTGCGATGGATGGCGTCTCCCAACCGCATGCCGAAGAACAGCCCGAAGAGGCACGCAATGCGCCACTCTTTGTCCGCGGCGGCGAGGATGGCGCTGATGTCTTGGGTCGAAAACGGCTTTCGACCCGTCGGCGTGGCGTCCTCGCTCATGCGGAACAGTGCCGCCGGATTCGCGTCGATCTCGCGGAGGTGCAGGGCGCGGGTGAAGACGGCGCGGATGGTCTTGGTGATCTGCTGGGCGCTGCGAGCCGACAGCCCGCGCTTAATCAGCGCGTGGTAGAACTCCGCTATATCCTCTGGGGTTATGGACTTGAGGTCATGCCGCGCCCGCTGGCCAAGGAAATCAGCGAAGTGCTGGCAGTGGGATCGGTAGGAGTCAACGCTGCGAGGTTTGGCCGTCTTTGCGCCTATATAGCCCTGTGCGGCCTTTTCCCATGTGGTGCGGCGTGTTGACCCCTTGACGCCCGCGGCCCGCATGAGAGCCGCCACGCTCGCTTTCATCCACACCTCGTCCGGTATCTGGTCGCGTAGCTCGCGCCCGATCCGCTCCAATTCGTCGGCATACCGCTGGGCCGTTTTGCGCGGGGTTGTCTTGTGCAGCATCTTTGTGCTACGACAAGTCTGACGCCAGAAACCGCCGTCTGGGTGGTCTTGTGAGAAAATCCAGACCCGCATGCGGGCCATCCAATAGGGACTGTTGGGAAGGATGATGAGTGAAGACATAAGAGGTGAGAGTTGACCCAGCCAGTTCTACACTAAAATGCCTAAAATGCATCAAGAAAATAGTCGTTTTTCTCTGTAACAGAAGGGGTTACACGAAGCGTCGGTTCGATTCCGACCCTCGCCTCTTTCTCTGTAAAACAGCGGAAAAGGCTTAAAGTTAGCACACCCAGTTAGCACACGTTTTAGATATTGCATACGCTTTAGATCCGCGTTTGACTAAACCGCATGCCTTACGCCGACCGCGATGAGCAGCTTGCCGCAATGCGGCAACGCTACGCCGAGCGGTATGCCAGCGACCCGAAGTTCCGCAAGGCAGAAGCCAAGCGCAAAGCCCGCTACTACGCCGAGAACCCCGCCTACCAGCGGCGGGTGAAGCGCAAGGTCAAAGCCCGACGGGCCGCGTGATATTAAAAAGATGAGACGGGTTGGACTGTAAATGTCCGACCCCTGCCGGTATGTTCGCGGGTGATATGGAACAACAACTCATCACTCTCATTCGTCAACTCGCGGAGCGCGAGGGCGTTACACCGGAGCAACTTTTATGGGGCGTTCTCCCCATAGGTCAGCTTGTTGACAGGTGTCACACGGTGCATGACACTTGCTCACATGAAAAAGAAAACCAGCACAAGCGGCAACCGCCGGTCGAAAGATCGGGTGGTGAAGTCCTTGTCGTTTCCCAGTGACTTGGTCGAGCGCATTCAAGGCGTTGCCGACGCGCAATACGGTGGCGACTTCACCCGCGCCACGTTGGAAATCTTGGCGACCCGCTATCCCGAAGCGAAGAAGTTCCTGCGCGAAAATCAGACCTTCAAATTCAGCCGGAAAAAAATTTAGCGGGGCCATCATTTTTTTTCTTGGCGAGGTGTAGGACACATGGTGTAATGCACCCAACTTCGATGCAAATCGAGGCTCCACACACACAATGAAAAACGAAAACACAACGACGGCCACGGGGATTCCCGCCGTGGACAAGTATCACGCAACCGGAGAGACGGACGTTAAAACAATCGACCAACTCTCGCGTGGTGAGTTCTTCAAATTCAGCGACAAGATTTCCGCGAAAGTCTGGCGGCTTGGCGCATATGACCGTTCTGCTCGCGCTTACTGGGCGGATGATTGCTCCGACATTTCCAACGGCAAACTCGTCAAGTCTGACCGCTACGTTTTTGTCGGCTTCGATTACTAATCACCTCACACAATGAAAATCCAACTAACCGACAACGAGTGGGAAATCATCGACCACCGCCTGTCGCTTTCCGATGCAGTCGCGGAAATGCTGACAGATGGCCTTGACGCCAATATGCGCGAAGACGAGCGCGAACTTATCTTTGAGCAGGCGCAGGACGAAGTGGAGGCGCTTCGCAAAAGCACCGAACTCACCAAGACAATCGACATTGACGCGATGACCCGCTACCAGCGCGAAGCGTTGACCGATTGCTTGGACGGCAGCACGTTCTTCTGCGACATGGACGATGCTGTTTTTGAGGGGCATCTGACCAAGGGCAAAGCGATGGCTCTCCGCAAGGCGGGACGCTCGCTGGAACGCAAACTCAACGAATCGGGCATCGAAGGCACGATGTGCTGGGACTAACCATGACCGCCGCCCGCGTCATCGCCTCCGTTGAGCCGCTGCTCGCCGCCCATGTAAAAATGGCGCGGCGGCACGGCCTCGACGAAATCCGCATCCCTCTCGCTCGCGCCATTGGCGTGATGCACGAACTGCAACACCTCCGCGACAGCGACCGCCGCGCTCAACGATTCCGGCGAGACATCCATCCCATCTAAAGCAAAGCAAGCCCATGCCCACCAAACCCACTACCACCCGCAAAAGCATATCGATGCCGCGTGATCTCGCCGCGGTCATCGAAGACCGCGCCCGCACCGAACACCGGAGTTTCGCCAAGCAAGTCAGCAAGATTGTGGCCGACTTTTTTGCGTCCGAAGGTGTAATACACCTAACCAAGCCCACCCATGAATCTGATCGATAAAGCCCACGCCGCCCCCCGCGGCGACCAACGCAACTACAGCCACGAACTCGTCGATGCCGTCGAAGTGTTGCGCGGCAAGGGCTGGGGCTTCCGCGCCATTCACAAGTGGCTTTGCGACGAGGGCCAAGACGTCAACCCGAACTGGGTCACTTTCGCGTCGGCCATGTGCCAACGCATTCAACACCGAAGGGACAAGAAGAACACACAATGAACACTGAACCCACCTACACACTGAAACCGAGTTTCACGCTGATGGAACTCGTCGCCATGCGCGTGTCGCTGAAGACATACATCTGCGACATCTGGAAATGGCGTCACGACGCAACGTGGCGCAAAACGATCCGCGAGTGCATCGCGGCCATCCGCAAAACCGATCAACGGGAGGTGTGCATCTAATGGACTACCTCCTCGTCGCACTGCTTGCCGCCATGTGGCTTTGCACCGTCGTCGGCGCGTTTAGCGCCGGATGGATGACTGGCTGGGACAAGTCTCAAGCCGACCACAAGTGGAACCGCTGGCT